GCATTGTTTAATTTTAAGATACCTACACCAGGATCACTATCAGTTACTGTTGTTCCAAAGCGATACTCTAGTGTGATGCCGCCAAATACACCAGGAGCACCTGTAGCACCTGTTAGGCCTGTAGCGCCCGTAAGACCTGTAACACCTGTTGCTCCTGCACCTGTTGCACCGGTTAACCCTATAACACCAGTTGAGCCTTGAGGCCCTGTTGATCCTGTTGATCCATCAAATCCAGTTGCACCTGTAGCACCTTGTGGACCAGTAGCACCTCCCGGATCTCCTTGAATACCTTGCGGACCAGTAGCACCTGTTGCTCCAAACTCTCCTTGTGGTCCTGTTGCACCTGGAGCAGGTTGTATCTGCGGACTGTATTCTACCCACAATCCTTGATATCGAATATATCCTCGGCCAGCGGCACTGTCCCACCAAAAGTCACCTTCTCGTACATCTTCTGTAGGAGGTGTGTCTGAATTAAAAGAATACTTTACATTAACTATGCTAGTTCCAGTAGTTGTGTATAATCCGTGACCTAATGTAATGCCTCCGATAGTTGACGTAGTAGCAGTTGTTAATTCAAAGGTTTGTGTACTTGCGCTAACAGTAACAGTAATTGTACTACCGTCAGCAGTTGCTTCTACACTACCGCCTACAAAATTAAGTGTAGTTGTTGCGGTGCTAACTTCAATACCCTCGTCTTGTACTGTTAATACTGTAGTTTGTTGAGGTATCTCTTGCACTACTGTGCTTAACACTCCGTCGCCATCAATTTCTAATCCTGCACCTACTGTAATACCGCCAATGGTGCTTGTCGTAGCAGTTGTTAAACTGTAGTGAGTAGATGTTAATAATCCCTCTTCATCAACTGCTAACCCATCACCCACTTTTACTAGACCTAATGTTGCTGTTGTAGCAGTATTAACTGATGTTAAGTATCCTGCATCATTATTAAATGCGCTAACATCAGTAGGAATTATTGTATCAATGTAGTCTTTTACATTTTGCCCAGTGGCTTTTCTACTTTGTCCGCCCTGCACTACAGGAAAGACAGTTGTATCAGTTAATGTTGATACAGAATTAAAAGAATTGAATATATTGCTCATATTTTTTGGGTCCAAAGCGGCTCGCTATTTCAATATTTATGCAATTTTAAACTATTGCTCTTTTTCAATAATCTTGCTATAATAAATTGTTGTTTGACCCCTCAATAAATAATTAAAATGAGCGATACTCTATTATTAAACAGTGATGCACAACCAGTAAGTTTTTTACCGTTATCTACTATTATTTGGCAAGATGCTATTAAGTACATGGTTTTAGAAAAGGTCAGTGTTCTATCATGGCATGACGATTGGATTGTGCATTCTGCCACTTGGGAAACTCGTGTTCCTAGCGTTATTATGCTGAAAGAGTACACCAAACCCAAGACTCGTGTGAGATTTAGCAAATCAAATATCTTTTTGAGAGATAGGTATGTTTGTCAATATTGTAATATCGCAGTAAACAACCGCACTGCAACTGTAGATCATGTGCTACCAGTTAGTCACGGCGGTAAGAGTACTTTTGAAAACACTGTAACTTCGTGCTCTCCTTGTAATGGTCGAAAAGGCAACAACAAAAAAATCAAGCCGAAGATTGCTCCTCACAGACCTACATATTGGGAACTTGCAGACAAGAAAAAAGAGATGCTAAATGACATTAGGCATCCCGATTGGCTAGTGTTTTTAAATATTTAACGAGTCCGATAAACAATCCGGGCTTTGTTTAAATCATAAGGACTCATTTCAACTTTTACTTTGTCACCGAGTAAAATCTGTATACGGTTCTTGCGCATTTTACCAGAGATGTGCCCGAGCACAACATGTTCATTTTCTAACTTAACTCTAAACGTAGCGTTAGGAAGGACTTCTTGAACAATGCCTTCCATACTAATATAGTCTTCTTTAGCCACGATTAATTATTTTCTCCTTTTAAATCTTTTCACCTGCTTGAAATCCTCGAAATCCTTTGAATCTTGGAAACCGTAAACTGTATGTACCATCTTGATTTTGCGTAACAGCATCTGCTCTTACTTCTACAATTTGACCAGGGAGGCTATCGCGACTATCCCAAAACTCACTTCGATCATTATCGCTAAAACCACTACCGCAGTTGACGAGAATCTCTTTTCCGTCATCCACACCTGAGCAAACAAGTGCTCCCAAGCGTCCTTCATTACGTCCAGTACCTTCTTCAACATTAGTTACCTCCAGGCTCACTTCAATAAATGGCTTTTGTTTAAGCCAACTTGCTGAACGTTTACATTCGTAAACTGCATCAACATCTTTAATCATAATGCCTTCGTAGCCATCTTCGATAGCCTGCTTGTTGAATTCCTTAAACAGCAGTTCACCTGTAAAGTCATTAAGATCTACTTCAGTTTGTGGCACAATACCAATATTGCCCACTAGATCAAATGTGGCCTTAAAATTCTCTAAAAACTTACTACGGCGTCTTTGGCCCAAACTACTCTTGCCCTTTTTAAACTCGCTAAGTGGCAGGATATCAAACAACATCAGCACAGCATCATCTGCTTTAACATTATCTTTGCGATGTACTTGCTTCATTAATGCTTGAAAACTGGTACTAACAATCTCTCCATCTAGGACGAAACTACGTTCAAAGTTGTCAATGTGAGCAAGTAGACCTTCAGTAATGTGTGAAAAGTTTTCCAACACTTTACCGTTTCGAGTATACTGCACTACAGTCCGATTGTCTGCATCAATTACAGTGAGTACACGAACGCCGTCTAATTTAGGTTCGAGCAGTTTCTTACCCACAATTTTCTTTTCGTGGTTTGCGCCGTCATGTGCCAGCATACATTCAAACACAGGTACTGCGCTCTTTTTAACTTTATTAATTGTTTTTTCACTAACGCCGCAACGTAGGTCCTTGATAAGGATACGACGGTACCAATCATTCCATTGCGACTTAGTCGATGCTGACAATGCCAACTCAATAGCATCACGAGCAGCGTCACCGGTAAGTTGCCGTGTAGCCAACAAGTCGCACAATTCTTTAAAGGCTACCCAAGGTAGTCTTTGGCCGTCTGGACCTCCGTGAATAGGTACTTTTTTAACACCAAAGGTGATATATGGACTGAGTGCTAGTACAAATCCTTCAAATAGTTCTTCGTTATCAATTTGGGCCAGGATAATAGCCTCTTTGTTCAAACGGCTAGGATGTTCTTCTAGGCTACGAATTACGGTATCGCAAGGATCGATCATATTGCTTCTAAATGTTTACATGCACTACGAAATTGGAATCCAGGGCAGGTGCAAGTATTTGCGTCTGGATCTACATAATAAGTTTGTCCTTTACTACCCTGTACTGCAATAGTATTAGATTCTTTTTTCTGTTTAAAAGGATTTGGTTTTACTTCGACAAACTTTCGGCCACGTTTGTTAAATCCTTTAATAGGATTCTTAAAGTAAAAAGGAGTTTTTTCACCTTGCTTTATATAGGCGACAAGATTATTGCCATCAAGCAGGTATGTGTGATTGTGTGCTTTTGATTTAGCCCAATCAGTAGTTTCAAGCAAGGCTTGCATGTTTACTCTACAAAAGTGTTGAACATGTGTATATTATACAGGGTTTTAGTTAGTTTGTCAACAACTGATTTTACCGATTATAGATCGATAACATTGATTCGGATGCTCCCGCCTTTACCAATGGCTACTACTTTGGAAGTAACCAGCGTAGCATACTCCATTGTATAAGTGCTGGTCAATTTACCAGTGTCAGTTATCCAATGTAAAAATACTTTGGTCCCTGGTGGAGGAATTAGAATAGAACCGTTTGGGCCTGGTTCTATTTCTACTTTTGGATTTGAATCAACCCAATAATGTTTAAGTGCTTTGTATTTGTTCATTTTAGTTAATTTTGTTTATTATTCCGTGTAAAGAACATTTTCGTAAAATCGTTTTACTTGTCCATCACCTGAAGATAAGAATTCTAAGAATTCAAAATACGGAATTACAACTGCATTTTTTTTAAAACATTTTGTGTAATATTCGAATGGTAGTTTTTCCCATCCTCCATATTTTGGAAAATAAATTAATTCATCTTTCCAATATTTTCCGTAAAGCAACGGCTTTATATAATAATCCCATCTATCTAAATCTCGTAGATCTACTCTGTCTTTAGTGAGTCCGTTGCCGTCAAAATATTTTGAAGAATACAACGCAGATTTGAATATATCATCATTTAAGTAACTATAAATGAATTCACTAGTATTGCCGTAAGAAATAATCTTTCCTGTCCTATTTAAACTATTTCCAACTCTAAGTTTAATTATTTCGGGATCGTAAAATCCCTGAAAATAATAAAAATTGCCTGGATCTGTTATTTTTACAAATGGGTCGTGAGACATTTGTAATACATCCCAGTCTTTAGGTAATAATGATAAAAAATGATTTTGAATGATATGAATAGCAGATACTTTATATTGATCGCACTCTGCCAATATTGAATCTTTAATTGATAACAGATCTAAATCAATTATATCGCATTTAATGCCATATTTTTTAATTAAAATTTGTAATTGATCATATTCAATGTCGTTATACCCAGGCATATAAAAAAATACATAATTTATAGGAATTCCCTGAGTCCAAAAACTATGCAATACACTTTGGCTATCTAATCCTGCGCTTAAAGATAATGCAAGATGAGATCCTTGTTCGGCTAGATCTAATGCACGTCTGTCAGACTCTTCTTTCATGTTGCCGGGAGTTCGACTGCATGAAGTATGTTCTACATAAAATTTATTATTTTCAAATCCAAAATTCATTTATACATCAGTAATAAATTGCGAGGCAGAATATTTAGCGATAAATATGAGGTAAAGAATATTATGATAACAGGTCATGTTCAAATAGTTCCAGACGTATACAACGATTATTGCAACGCAATTATGTTGTCGCAGACTCGTATAGGCGGCACTAAACCTACATCTCCAATTAAATTTCGAGAAATACAAAATGCATCTTCTATAATTAAGATCGGATATTTCGAATCTAACGATTTGATAAGTTGGATAGAAATTAGTTTTCATCAAAGTATAATGCGTGGAAAGTTTTGGGCTATTAGTGGATTATACTCTACTAGAATTGGTCAAGTGTTTTCATTTAATAGACCGGAAATTGGCCTTACTATCAAACATGCTTTCGAAGTTGCTGAAAAACAAGGGTATTTTCAATATTTTTATTGTATTTCCGAAAAGTTAGAAAGAGTATATGAACGTCAGTGGAAAAAGAATCAATGGGGATTTAACAATCGATACGATTTAATTACTCTCGACGTTGTTCCTGCTAACACAAAACCAACATATGAGTTGTATTGGCGATTAATGGGCCAAGAATTAAAACCTGATAACATTGCAATAAAATCACGAATATTAAAAGGATACGATCCTTTCAAAACACTACAATGATCACACTAACAACAGCCGCAACGAAACAAATTACACGTTATCTAGCGAAGCGAGGAAAAGGCGCAGGAATTCGGATTGGTGTTAAAACTACTGGTTGCTCAGGGCTTGCATATGTGTTAGAATATATAGGCAAGTATGAAGCAGATGTAGGAGTAATCAACTTTGCACAAGATAAATTTGCTGTAATTGTTGATAAGAACGACTTACCATACTTAAATGGAATGATTATTGATTTCGTAAGACAAGGATTGAATGAAGGGTTCGAGTTCAAAAATCCTAACGAAAGAGATAGATGTGGATGTGGAGAATCATTTAGGATATAACATGAATAATATAGAAGAAACAATTAAAAAAATTATGGCCAAATCTTTTTTGGTCAAACTAGATCGACTTACAGACGATGCACGGCTTGTCGAAGATGTAGGTGCAGATAGTCTAGGTGTATTTGAAATGGTAATTAACTTAGAAGATGAATTCAATGTTGAATTTACAGATAAAGAAATGTTAAAATTTCAAACTGTCGGAGATGCTGTAAAAGTTCTCGCAGAAGTAATTAGAAAAGAAAAATCCTAATCACTTTCCGTCTTGGTCAGGTAGAGGGCCGCCGTACTTAGAACCTTTAATTTTTTTACCTTTGATATAACTACCTTTGCCGTCAGTATGGCCTTTGCCCTTAGAATTATGGGGTCGAAGGCCCTGACTTACACAACTGCTGTGGTCGCTGCTGCCTAATCGTTTGGGACTGCGGCACAACGAAGGCTTTGTCTTTTCAGTTATAAACTCATGTGCTCTCATAATGATATTTATATCTACCGTAAGTAAATTGATGATATCCTGTTAGAAATTCGGAATAGTTGGCGAGTACCGCAGGATGTAGTGTATCTATATTTAAAATATTACATAATTTTTCTTTAAAAATTTCAGGTTTATATATCATCTCTTGATATTTAATTTCAAATATGTTTGGAGAATCTGGAATAACTAAATTATGATAGCCTGCCAAAACTGCTTGATTTGACAAAATATAGTGCAAAGTTCTTGTTTGTTGGAGAGTAAGGTCAAATGGTGTTATAGTAGAATCTGGAAAGAAATTTGGATAATTTTCTATTGTGTTCTTGAAAGAATCTTTTACATAATCATCACTTTCCCAACTTCCTATGTAATAATGCTCAAATATAGAAGATGCTACCGTAATACAATCATCAAGAGAATACGTTACTACTATATTTTTTGCATTAGGATATTTTGTTTGAATATTTTCATAGTCGGGCAAATGAAACACGTTACAAACATGACTGCTAGTAGTTGCTGGGTTAAGGGACCAGTGGTCATAAAACCAATCTGCTGATATTAAATCTGGTTTGTCTTCGTCAAATATTATATCATCTCTCATTACAGGTAAATCAGTTGATAAGTATTGTTTATGTATTAGCCCCGAAACTAGATAACCTAATGCTCCTGGTAAATTATTAACAATATAAATGTCTTGGTTCATAGTAAACTCGCAGTGTTATATAAATTTTCTATTTTATTAATATTCATAGGATACAAAGTGTAATTTGGTATAGAAGGATCGTATTCTCCTACTTCGCAATCTATATACTTTAATTCTCCTATAGTCCACCCTACTAAACTACACATTGATCGAGTTTTTTCAAGAAGATCAAAATAGCAGGTATTAGCCTGTATCACATTAGTAAAATATTCTTTGTTATATGTTGCTAATGAAGTGTAACCTATCAAAGAGTCTTCATTAGCAATATGAAGCCTGAACGTATTAGTTTCAGTCCTATTCATTATTGCTCTACGTTGATCTATAAAAAGTTGACTCAACCGAAAAACTTCAAACAATTCAGAACTTAACTCACTTGATATTTCTGATGAAAGAAATTTAGAAATATTGATAAAGTAAGAAGAATTGTATTTTTCGTTTAATGTTACTTTTCTAATAAAAATAGTCATTTTCATACACGTATTTACCATTAAAAGTTAGCAGATTTCCAAAGAGAATCTATTTCTTTAAATGTAATAGGATATCCGTTATACATTGCAGATTCTTCATCAAATTCTCCAACTGATATTGTTACTGTTTTAGCAGGAGTCATTGACCATCCTAATAGATTCCAAATATTATTAGTAGTGTTTATTAATTGTTTATGTTCTTCTGAATTACACATGACATTTTTATATGTATCAATGTCAATGAATCCAATTGAAGTATATCCAACTAATGGGAGTTGTTCATTGACAAAAAATTTAGTAGGGTATGCTTCTTCGTCAGTGATTAACGGCCTCATGGTTGTTTTTAAAATTTCAACAGATTCAAAAAAAGAAAATAAAGCGTCTATTTGTTCATTTGATAGATCTACTTCTAATAATTTTCCAAAATTTCCAAAATATTTTGAAGGAAAATTCTTAGTGAGTGTATGTTTCCTAATAATTAATTTCATTTCCATAATTAATCCTTCGGAGATATAACAAGATGTATTCTATCATGCTGACCTCCATTATATACAAAATGTTTCCTAGTAGTATCAACTTTGTAAAATGTTTGATTGGCAGGAATATGAAAACATACTGCTGAAATATTAGCCTGTTTCATTATATGGGCAATAAATGCATTTTCATTAGTATAAATGACTAGATGATATCTCACAGTATTATCTGCATGAACAGTTAATCCTGTTTTAGGGTGTAATCTCATAAATCTAGCACGGCCAATTTCAAATCCATGTTCTTGACTAAATTTTTTTAATAAGTTAGCAGTGTATTCGGGAGTTTCATTATTGAATTCAGTAAACTCTGATTCTTTTATTAATTCAACATTGTTAACTCTATCATATAAACTTCCTGTAGAATCTTTCCACCTATCTGTTGCGTTAGGTCGATAAGTTAATCCTATTTGATTTTCGACTCCCAAATCTGCTTTAATTAGAATAGTATCGAGATCTTTTCGAACTTGTTCCAAATCTGCTGTAAATTTTAATTTTTCTATGAACATGCAATTATTTAACGCCTATTAACATGTATCTTTTAAATGACCAGTCTGGATAAACAAACTCTTTTTGACCTGTAAAAACTGTATCAGACAACGGATATTCTTTAACAAAATTTTCTAACGTCTCCGAATGCACATGATGATCTGCATGCGGCATGTTATTACCTTGCAATATAACTCTAGTACCTATAGGAATATTATCAAACCATTGCTTCGAAATAAAATGTTCAGTACTAGTATTAATAATTAAATCTCCGTATACCGCATCAAATGTATTACAATCTTGGGTAAAGGCTTTAAACTTCCATTCTTGCCATACCCAATTTTCATTAATTGTATCTGCAATTGATTCACATGCGGAATCTACATCTAAACTACGTATGCTATTGACTTCAAATACTCCTCTACTTAATAAAAGGAATCCTAATATACCATGCCACCCCCCATAGATGTATGTCATTCTAGATAACCATTTTAATCTTTCTAGTTCTTTGCACAGCCAAATTTTACTGCCTATCTGTCCGCTGCTAAATGCATCTTTATCTATATTCATAACAACTCCGTAAAAAAACTACTATCACATGATCTTAGTTTGTCTAACTTTTCTAAATACTCCAATGTCTGTGGAAGCAGATGGCTCCAATCTTCGCTATTCATAAAATCAACCATTTTTATCATTCGCTGTATACTGGGATTGTTTTTATGTTTTTTACCGAATGCCAATAACTTGTCTGTTGTTTCTTTCTTTAGATGGCTAGGTAATATTTTAGCACATAGATACTGAGGATAATGAAGTACCCCTGGATGAAAAGTGCCGTCTAAATTTTTCTGACTAATTTTTTTGTAGTTCTGTGATAACAACCATTCAGTAAACTCTGGAAGATAGTAGATGTTTAATGCTTGTACCGTACATAATAATTTAACATCAATGTTATCAGGTGTTGTATCGTATAAATGCAAGTTACGTTCAATTGTGTTCCAGTCGGCTGGGTATCTAATATAATCATTTAATTGTGTATGCCCGTCTATACTGATCATTACATCTACAAATTTAAATTGCTTCCATAACTCGACAACTTCTTTATCATAGATAGTTCCGTTAGTATGATATCTCAATTCTATATGTTCTGAATGGCCTAGTTCAACTAAACGTTTTAGAATTTCTTTGTGTTCTTTTATGTACAAAGGTTCACCGCCACCGAATATAATGTGCTTCATATCGGCAGCAGATTCGTAAAACTCTTCTAAGAATGATTTGCTTTTATACCAATCGAAATTGTTAACAGAATAAGATTCAATTTTGTATTTCCAATCCCACTTGACTTCAGTTTTAAGTTCGTCTTTAAGAATATTAGCCTGCTTTACCCATTTACTACTGTCAACAGGCCTGCACATAACACATTGTAAATTACAAGTATTGCCTAATCGTAAATCAAGTGTAATCCAACGTTGATTTAAAGTACCGTCAGAATCTGTAGATGCAATAAGTTGATCAATGTAGTCATCACCTAATTTGTTTTTCCAAATCCAATTTTCAATTTGTCTATGACTTCTAATACCTACATCTTCAACATTATAACAGGCGCCACATTCTTTTACTTTTTCACCGTTCAACATTTTAACACGAGATTGTTTAAAATGGTTGCTATTCCAAACCTGTTCTAATGTTTGTTGATTAAAATTTAGTTTGTCTGTTGAATTAGCAATACAACACAAGAGAGCAGAGCCGTCTGTATAAGAAGCCATGTGTGTCCAAGGTAATATACAAAATGTTTTTGTTTTCATAAGTTTGCTAATCTTTTACTAATATCTGATAAAGATTGATCACGTTCTTTATCTAATGAGTGGGTATAAGTTTTAAATTTATTCAACTGTAATTCCCAATCTGCTGCCCTATCTTGTTCTAACAATCCTATAATACCATTTACACTATTCACAGTTAATTCGGGTGTTCTACTATTGAAATAGGTATTTTTATAATCAATTAAATCTGCTGCAACTCGGTGTCGAATATCGTCGGGCAATATTCCCACTGCTAGATGTTTCGGATGTACATTAATTAAGAAGTCAACAAAAATATTAGTGTTGTATTTTTTGTTTAAACTTTCTACCCATTCGAGCGTATCAACTAAATTGAATATATTATATACCTGCACTGTGGGAGTTACTCCTAAATGTACATTTGGCATCTGTGCTAATGTTTCAATGTTTTTAGATATCTGACTCCAATTACTCGGTGAACGTATATAGTCGTTGACTGCACCTACGCCATCAATGCTTGCATTAATATTAACTCTGTTAAATTGCGATATAAGATTTGTAAACTTAGTGTTAACATTAGTACAATTAGTGTTAAAGAACATAACAATGTCTTTACGATTCTTATCAATGCATTCTTGCATAAATTTAAAGTTATTCTTAATTAGAGTAGGTTCGCCACCTGTCATGTAAACTTTTTTTAAATTAGGAATCATTTCATTAACTTGATCCCAAAGAATGTCTTTGTCAAACCATTCTTGGATGTCGTTAAATCTAGGATCAAATTTGCCAAAAGTACTAGCCCATACTACTTTGTATGCAGGATCTTTCTGTTCTAACTCTATGTGTTCTTTAGCAATCTGACTGCTGTTAAACGGACTGCACATCCTGCATTTTAAATTGCAAAGATTGCCTAATCGCAAATCTAAATAGGCAATACTGTAATCAATTTCGCCGCCTGAAACGATTGCTTGATCTATTCGTTTATTAATTTCGCTTTCAGTTAATTGATTAATCCATTCTGAATTTGCATATTGTCTGTTACTAGTTCTGCCACTAGATTCTTGTAGATAACAAACATTACATCCTTCCAATTTCTCACCGTTAATCATTGCCATTCTCATTCTACGCATTTCTTGAGAATTCCATGCATCACTTAATTGATCTTTAACAGTGTATTTTGTTCCGTCGGATTTCTTTAATTGACTATATTGGCCTTTGATCATACAACAAGGACGAATAGCACCGTCAGTATTAACTACTAGGCTAACAAACGGTATAGTACAAAATGTAGGAGAATCTTTAATAGGTTTCATTGTTAAATTTTTCCTTTAACCATTGCCTATCATTTATCATTTTTAATGCTTCTGAATTATTTTTATTGTCTAATCCGTATTTTCTTCCAGCACGAGCACCTTGTATTGAATAATTGCCAAATTCTCTATCTCGTCCGTAATCACTGCACCATTGACTTAACCGTTCGTCGTTTTCTTCGACTATTTGATTTTTAATAGTCGATGCTGCAAGTTTAGCACACTCTCTAAATGCACTCCGCCATGTACTGAAAGGATCAGTATTAAATTTTGTTGTATTGCTTACTCTATTCATTACTTTAAGTTTGTAACTGATGCTAGTGGTCATATCAACATTCCACGTTTCGGCGGCATCCAAAATATGTTTAGGAAACAGTTTCACTCCTCCGTACCCATATTCTAGATCATTAATAGGATTAACACTTTTCCATACATGAATTGTATCTCTATTCCAAATATTAGGTTGATAATTAAAATAAAAATTGTCTAACAGGTCTGCATCTCCGTCAACAACATAGAACATATCAGTTTGTGATAATTGTGCCGCTGCCTTGTGTGCTTCAAATATACCTTTAACACCATGTACTCTTTGTGCGAAAGGACACTTTTTTAAAACTTGTTCCCAATTTGCATCAGCATTAGGTTCGTCATAACTGATAAAAACAACATCTAATTCGTCAGCAATATTAGGTGTAAGATATCCCATATTCTTCATACCAACAGTTTGCGTAACAGTTGACCAATTGCGCACCCAAATAAGTTCATCTGCCCATTTTGGATCTAAGAACCATGTATGTTCTAGATTATAGTCTTCCAGTTTAATTTTATAATCAATATTGTCAAACAAATAGAGAGGAAGTTCTGTATTTTCTTTTTTATATGTATCTAATTCTATGTCTTTCAAACTGATTTCAATTATTTCCCATCCATCAGCAGGTTCCCAATCTTTTTTAAATTTTTTAACTAACCATTCATTTTCTTCTACCCAAACTATGCATTTACTAGATCTAATAGAAGTATCGATGTAATTCGTAATCCAATGTTCATACACAGGATTAACAACTAAAAATTCATTATGCTTTGTGTTAAGCGTATGCAATCGTTCATCGAAAGTATTAGGTGATACATCCCATCGTACAGCCTTAACTAATTCTTTGTCTATTAAATTTATAGATCCCATTTTACATCCTTTTCCATTAAGGCTGTGTTAGTGCGAGCAGGATTAACAAATACTTCTCTAAAAAATTCACTGCTGGCGGCATCTATATCTGCAATAGGTAAATTTAATTTTTCTCGAAGAACATTACCAAAATGTTTTGCATCCTGTATAGGATCACAATCTTTCCATTCTTCAAATAGTTTATTAAGATATTCGAAATCACGTACTTGCACATAATTCCAATCAGTGCAGTTAGTCATATAGGCACCTTGCCGTGCTCCTAGTATTGCCCAGTCGCCATTCTCTACATCAGCACCTACTGAACACCACATGAGTAGTCTACGATAATTCCGCAATCCTAATTGTTTTTTAATATTAATTAATTCTTGCTTAACGCCTTTGTTAAGTGTCATCTTAACACCTTCACGGAATCCAGCACGCCATGCCTGTAGCGAACTTGCATTATTATGCACTACAGAATAACAATCTGCCATTTGCACATAATTGTTCTGCCAACAGAAATCAACCTGATTGGTATTGTTGTCTGCTTGTTCGTGTGTTTGCATGTTTGATACAAATTCACGAGTCCAAACTTTTAGTCCACCATTACCGTAAACAAGTCCGTTAATTATATTACGGCCGGTCCAACTCATTTGAGTCATTTCTTTCTTAGGTAACTTATCTGTGTCTATTGTCAAATTAAAAAATGCAGGATCAATTATATTGTCTCCGTCTACTGTAATAAAATGTTCAGTTTCACTTAAATTAGCACATGCTTTGTGGGCCGTGTCACTGCCTTTAACACCGTGAACACGCTTTGCCCAGGGTGCTTTGTTTAATAAATTAGCATAGTTATATTCAGCATTAGGTTCATCGTAACTTAAAAATATGCAATCGATTTCAGATAAGTGTAGTTTCATTTTTTAATATGGCTGTACGTTCCAAAAATTTTCATAGTATATAAATTAAAATCGTGTGTTCCTGTGTAGTGATATCTGTCTCCGGAATTGAACTGAGTTGGATCTAGAACTTGCGACCATAGTGGAAAATACGGATCATTAGGCATGCACGCAACTAAATGTATTTTCTTTTTGCTTTCTTTCCACCACGTTATAGCATCTGATTGCATATCTATTTTAATAATACAGTTAGCAGTATCTTGCGTTACTGTAAAGTTAGATTCCGTGTTTAAAAAAGGTATTTTATAAACTTTTTCATCTTTTGGAATTACAGAATTCCCTAACATTTTTTGTTTAATTATTCCTTTTGTATTATCAGATAACAAAGGAACTATAATATAATTTAAAGATTTTTCTCTACCTAAAAAAATATTCAATGCAAGAGGATCAACTGTGTCAATCCAAGGATCAACAGTATTATCAAGCAATTTATGGCTTAATCCAGTGATACTATAATTTAACGGATTGTAATAAACTATCATATGAAATCTTTCTCAACATAATGCAGAATTCCAGTTTGAGGAAAAGCACCAATTTTAAAGCTGGCGGCACCCTTATAAGCACCTAGTACTCTTGTCCATTTATTATTAGATGTTGCCAACCCTTGACAATTATCTTTCATATGTGTAAAAGTTGGATAACTAAATTTAGAAATTACTTGAGATTCAATATCTAGAATTTTAACCGCAATAGCCATAGCAACATCAATAGATGGAAATTTTTGAGAATATTCGGGAGAATATCTCACTGTCCAGTCTTTCCAGTTTGCTACAATATGTTTAACCAACTCAAAAAATTCAGCAGTTATTTTAGATTTTTTAAAATAAGTAAACGCAGAATACACGTCAGGTAATTGATTGTGAATAAACGTCTTTCGGTAGGGACTGTTAATTATTTTCATGCCCCTATATGTTAACACTTTGCTAGTTAAAAGTAAATCATATTTTTCAAACATCTTCCACCAATGACTAACATCAGATAAGAACAGCATATCTGCATCTAATATCACAGTTTCTTCGTAAGGTGTTAGGTTGTAAAATTTTACTCTATTTTCTATTTTCCACTTTGAATTAGCAGCCAGATCTTCATCAATCGATATTACTTTGTCGAACAAGGTGCAATCAACATCTTGATCAGTTATCACAGACAACCGAGAAACACCACTTTGAGTGTTTCGAATACTGTGAGCAAGGTGTTCTGATTGTCTGGCATACTTTTCTCCTTGCGCCATTACTAAATAACCTTTGCTCATACTAGTTCCTGATTAATTAATTTTATTAAATCGTATTTGTTAAACATATGTACATCATGTGATATTTTGCAAACACCGTTAGCAGTTAAAAACGCAACATAATGATCAGTTGTTTTTATCAATTGGTCGTCGTAAGTACTGTACAACAAGTTGAACGGAATAGTGGCAGCAGGGTGGCCTAAACTATGCAGTGCAATACTCCAAACAAAATCATTTCTCAACGGATTAGCGGGTATTTCATGTACATGTGCTAGCCAACTATAATTCTCTTTGACCCATTTACATTGCTTAAAAAATAATTCAGTAACTTCTGTCTTTTTAAAGTAGCAGATAGTAGCCCAGTAAAACTTAATACTTCGATCACTTATCCAGGTAAATTCAGACAATTTGTTGCCGTATAGATTAGTCGATTTATCACACACTAGCAGGTCTTCACTAGTTCCCCATAATTTGTTTAGATTCTCAGTCTGTATTAAAATATCAGTGTCAATTAGAATTGTTTCATCGTAGGGAGTAATGTCCCAGGCATCAGATCTATCTAAATTATGAAAAGTCAATTGATTTTTTCCGGCGCCGTATCTTTTAGTTTGAGTAGCAACAGATTCTAAATACACCACCTGGTCAAAACAAGATTTCCAATTTGGTCGCAAATTATCAAGATCGGTAGCAGTTGCTTGATCAAGAACCACAGTGACAGGTTTGTTTAATATTTTTTTAATTTGCTCGGCTTGAGATACTGCAAGTAGTCCATAAGATATGTGTTCGTTGTTGTGAGCAAACACTAGAAACCCTCGAGTCATAGACCTACCAAAGATCTTACAGATCGCTGGCGACGAAGCAGTTGATATTGTTCTCCGTACTGGCCCAATGCTGTTCGGTATGCTGTTTTTGCAGCAGATAACAATGCAGCAGAATCTTCAACTTGGACAGGAGTTCCGTTAAGATCTAATACCCATTTGTTGTCAATGTCAAAACCGCCTAACCATTCTTGAGATATTCTAAACAGTCCGCCGGCATGGGCTAGCAAGGTATCTGCTTCAAATTGTTCTTTAAGCAGTCGTCGTTGTTGATTTAGAGTTTCTTGGTATTTGGCAAAACTTAATGCCTTTTCTAGATGTTGTTCTGTAGTCATGCTAGTAATTATCACTAGACAGCATGACTAATCAGATATTATGATTACCAGTTACTGGTGTTGGCAGGCGTCGGGTTTGTTAATGTAATAGCATCTACACTGTGATACCTAGTAATCGATGCTGCTGCATCTGTGGTAACGTCTTCATCTACAGGTCCTGTAGTACCTGCTCCGAGCTGGTCGTCGCCTATGTCAGCGTCGTTGATTGTAACAGTAACAGTAAGCACAGTTGCGCTGGTCTTGACTATCTCAATTCGTGCAAAGTTTTCAGTGTACTGACTGACGTCACCATACTCGTACACATCTATAGTTGTACCAGCATCCCATTGTGTGTTACCGTAAACCTGCGTAGGAATCACATTTAAGATGTTGTTCTGCCAGTCATCATCCTTGCTAGATCCTGCAGAGTTACTACCGCTTACGTCTACTGAAAAATAGCCGCCTGCGTTAAACCAGTAATTGGCCTGCGCTGCATCAGCCCACGTATATGTATAGGTCCAACCATGATTGCCGTTCCAGGCTGAAGTTAAACTGGTACTAACCACACTAGACGCTAATTGTGTAGCAGCAAAGACTGTATTTTTGTTAGTTTCACAATAATCAGCGGCTGTTTTGTAGGCGTTATAGTCACTGGCATTGATTAAGCCTGCGGCTGCAAGATCATTAATTGAACTGTTGCTGCCAGTAATATGCGTGTAGGCCTTGTTGATGTCAGTTCTCAGCAGATCCATATCGCTGGCAGTGATTACCGGAACTCCGCTTAACGTAGCACTAACAATGCTGTTACCGTAATAGGTACTGACAACACCTGCAATTACTGTCTGTATTGCATTATAGTCTGCTAGATAGACTAGATCGCCTGTTGCTTTGGGAAAACTGCCTGCTGTTGCCATAAACTTATCCTGGGTTAAACTAACACTTATTTATGTTATTTTTGTTTAACTAGATCGTGCCCGAAGGCAAACTCACCTAGGTGTTGTACTTGACGACTTAGAATGTCGTCTACCAATACTCGAAACCCTTTAGATCGTGCTTTGGTGCAGAAATTAAAGTCTTCGCCTAGGTAGTCTTTGGTCAAAGGATCCCATTTGATTTCAAACCAAGGGGCTGGCTCTGATTCAAACACCCTAAGATCTGTCAGCATACAGCCCATGCCAATACCTTCTACTTCGATCAGTTCTTTTACCAATGGGTCCTCTGAAGTATGTGTCAACACTGTGTCCCATTTGTACAGTTGCGTGTAGGCTACTGTTTTGTATGGTTGTTGTCGGCGTACATAGTTAGCAGCCACAACAGGCTCCTTGTGATCCAACAGTTTGTAGGCAGTATAGAAAGGAAAACTCATATCCGAGTCCAACCACAGAATATGCGTAGCAGCCCAACTCTTAGCAGCACTGACTAGACTCTCACGCTGGTTGCATACCAAGGTACCCATATTGTAAAAAACTTTTGTCTCTATACCCTTTTGCCAGTTGTATTGCAGCAGGCTATTGAGATTATGGCTAAACACAGAATGAAGGGTGTCTTTGCAGGGCACGCATATGGCCAATCGAATTTCTTCAGGGGGCTCTATTACCGAAGTTGTCGAGGCCACTGGTGCAGGAGTAGGGGTGGTAGTTGATTTAACCGGAGCCACTGGTCCAGGGACAGTGTTCAGGGCTTTTTTGATCATGCTCATTGCGGTTCACCCTCTGGAAGTTGTGGGTGCATGCCCATTTCTGTCTCTACTTCACGAGTTACCTGCGTAATTACCTGTAGAATAGTATTGCAGGTCTGTGAAAACTGTCTATAAGCCGATTCGTCAAACAACACTGCTCGCTCCATTACGGCTTTACTGACCTTGCCCACACTCAACAGGTCTACGGCCGCTTCGCGGGCCAATCTTTCTGACCAATAGGCAGATTCTGTATTTTCCATGCCCTCAAGGTGCTGAGTAATTTCTTCTTGGCTAAATTGACTCAACCATGCTCCGACCTGTTGAATTTCATGTTGCACATCTTGATCATCTGCATCAAGTTTGTCAAGATCACGCAATCTCCGCAACTGGCTTAGTATAGCACGGCCTTGAAATTCTCCGTAGGGTTCAATCACAAAGTTAACGTATTCCCAGCGGCTGCGTTGGGGGTATTTGGCCGTTAAGGCCTTGACTGTTTCTAGTTCCATTTGATCCTCATTTGTTTATAATGTCTGTATTTAAACAGTGATCAACCAAGGCGGAATAATTCTTGGTTAGTAAGTAAAGGGGTAGTATCGTCCAGCAAAACTGCTGCTAAGTGCAATGTTTGAGTTGCTGCCGCTGTAGTAGTTCCAAGCATAACTCATAGAGGCTGAACTGCCTAACCCTAAATTTCGTGTGGCTCGTGCTGTGCGACCAAGTTCACGAGTGTTGCCAGTTGCTGAGAAATATCCTGCCATAGTCTATTATTTAGTGTGAATAAATAGCAACATGAACGAAAGACTAGAATTAATATTGGCTCGCATACGTGACACAGAGCAGGAAATGGCCCTGGCATATCGGAATGAACCCTGCAGCGAACACCTCGATGATCTACTGAACATACAGGCTCGCATCAGTCAGATTGAGGCCGAGATACAAGCCCATAGTGGTCAATAAGCACCTGTTGGGTGTTGCGCCACCCCTTGACTTCCCATACTGTTTCGGCACGACGGGCGATGGTCTCATCGTTGCCCCCGGGAAACGCACTGTCTCCAAAGAAGTGAAAGGGCATGACCCGGTCCGCAATCTGACTCTTGTCCCAACCTCGAGGGTAGATGTCAATGCCGGTTTCACCCGCCACAGTGGCCTGTAGTTCCGGGAAGGTGGCTTCGAGACGTAGGGCCAACTCCTGCCTATATCTGTACTGTTGATCCCATGCGTAGAACTCAGCCCGTGTGTCACGATTGCAGCCCCTGCCCACGGGACTCCAATTGGTCAATCCCACTCGTTCCTCTAGATGCTGACCAGTTTTAACGGCCCAGGGCTGTGTGCTCAAATGCATGAGCAACCAAGCACGTAGTTCATCGGAGGGTGACCAACTGCGTTGATCCTGCAGTACGCCCCCCGAGTGCAGTTGATTCCCTGCACAGTTGTAGACTCCCACAACTGATTCACATATGGCCGAGCCAACCTGCTCTAGTGTTTTAGGGTAGTCTGATCCCGTGATCAACCAAACAGCATGTCCACTCGAACCAACCCAAGCAAGAAATTCCCGCTGAAATCCACGATCCATCCCCGCACGACTGTCCGTTAGTGTGCCGTCTACATCAAATACAATATTCATAAGTTCATATCCACCTTTTGAATACTTATACAACACTCACGGCCACTCCTGTCAAACTAGAGTGTAACGACTCAGCGCAAGAATTTTTGCTAACTGACGATCACTTCAAATATTCAAAAATAAACTCAAAGGCAATCGGTGTATAAGTGACTGTGTATATTGATAACACAAGACTACTCACCGATTGATAACATAAACATTAGTATACACTAGTAAATATTTGTATGCAAGCAAAACGGAAAGATAATAGCAGTGTTGTCACAGTACAGCCATGGATGCCTAGCCCAGAACTAGCACGGGCTATAGCACAACAACAAAGTAATAAACATAAAAATAGCAGCAAAGCCAAAAGACTTGCACTAGAGCAACACTACAGACACCGCTGTTAAGGGCTGCTATAAGAGAGTAGTCCAGCGCACAGTGTATCATAGTAGAGTACAGTAGAAGAACTTGAGAACACACTAGAACACTTGAGAACACTTGAGAACACTTGAGAGCACACTAGAACACTTGAGAAGAACTTGAGAAGAACTTGAGAACACTTGAGAAGAACTTGAGAAGAACTTGAGAAGAACTTGAGAGTATTTTGACTTAGCCTCTCTGCCCCACAGTGTTCTCAAAAATTTCTACCATAAAAAACTGCCCCAAAACGCACCAAAATCTGCCAGAATCCATTGAAAATCACTTGATTTTGTCCAATTCTGATGCCAAAATGTTCAATATTGTCACTGATTTTTCACACTCAGCACCACTATGTTGATCACTGCTTACTACTATTCACTACTATGCTCTACTGTTCTCACAGTGCAAGACCCCGCTGCATAGGACTGCTATATACTAATGTATTACAATATACTACTATGTACTACTCTGTATACTAGTGTACTACTACTATGCTCTACTAGTGTATAATGGTTGACAAAACCAGTTTGTTCCTGTACAATATAACACATACACTAAGTAAAAAGGGTTTTTTGAAATGACACAGTATAAAGTTCTAGTACGCTTGCCCAACAGTTCAACGGTGTGGGTTTTCCTATCAGCACAGAACATTGGACAGGCTAGGCAGTTGGCAGAGTCACAGTACAGTGCTCAGTCTGTGCTGCAAGTGATCACTAACCAATAAGACCCCGCTGTAAAGGACAATATGTTAACTGAAGGTTCTAATCGAATTGGTATTATACAGAGTAGAGGACTGGGAGATCTAGTGATCGCCTTGCCCATTGCACTGCACTATCGGGAACAGGGCAAAGAAGTGTTGTGGCCCATATGTGAAGAATTCATGCCTAGTATGCAAAAGGCTGCTCCTTGGGTCAACTGGATTCCTTTGAAGACTGACACTCACGGCAACTTCTTCTACTTCCATGCCATGGGCAATTTGAAGTATCGAGACTGTGAGGACATCATCTGCTTGTATCAGTACTTGAGCAATCAACCTGAACTATCGGATCCGGATCTGTTTCCCATACTCAAGTTCGATCAATACAAGTATGCTGCCGCAGGAGTGCCGTTCAAGCACAAACAACGGTTGGGGGAGTGTATTGTACGTGACCCCGCTGCAGAGGATAGGGTCTACAGTGCAGTGGTCAAGCAGCCTCGCTACATCGTGGTGCATACTGAGGGCAGTGCTGCTCATATCAACTTGGATTTCTCGGATGCGGAGTCGGAAGGCTATCAAGTGGTGAGAATCACTGAGGGCGTCACGGATTCAGCATTTGATTGGCTCAAGGTCATGGAAGGTGCGGAGTGTCTGTACCTATTTGACTCAGTGTTTGCCAACATTGCGGACGGATTGGATCTGCCCGTAGAGAAGTGGTTCATCCGCCGCAGCAAAATGGACTTGACTCCTGTGCTGTTGGGCGACTGGAACTATTTTCCCATAAGCCAGTTGACAGCAGACTAATTATACTGTACAATAACTGCTTAAACAGTGTTAAGGCTCATGGCGCAATGGTCAGCGCAGCGGACTCATAATCTATTGGGCCTGCCAAACAATCTGGTGTTCGTATAATGGATAATACAGGGGTCTTCTAAGCCCTTAATAGGAGTTCGATTCTCTTACGCCGGACCAAATGGAGTGGAAGCATCAATGGTGATATTAACGGACTAATACTCCGCCGCCTTCGGGCACGACTGGTTCGATCCCAGTACACTCCATCATTCCCGTGGCAGATCAGCCACACAATAACCCACCACTTGACAGGGTCTTTGTTTAGTGTTATAATACATACTTAAACAACACAAGGAGCGCAAGTATGCTGTCATTTAATACACTGTTACGTGCTAAACTAGTTTACAACAAAAACAAAGAGGTATATAAGATAGTTGCTGCATTTAATGTAACTGAAGTAAATGAAAAGGGCACATTTAAATTCCCTACACAAGCAAAATGTGATTTTATAAGCAGTGAATTCAGTTACGAAACATTTGAATCAGATAAAAATCGTGCAATTGAATTAATGCAGAGAGATACACGTACAACTAATTTTGAATTTGTGTAATTGACAAAAGCCCTATAGTAGAGTATGCTATAGGGCTTTTGGTTGACAAAGTGGTAAAACCTTGTTATAATACTAGTATGGAAACAAAAAACACCATCCGCAAAAAACGAGTAGACCGCACACACATCATCTATGAGTTGGTGGTCAACGGAGGCAACTACATAGGTGTCACAGCAAAGACAGAGTCTACTGTGAACAAGAGTGTGTTGAGCCGTGCTGCCAAACACTTCTACCGTGCCAAGCAGGAGAGCAAGGACTGGTTGTTGTGTAATGCTCTGCGCACATTGGCTGACAAGAGCGAGATTCAGTGCTACATACTAGAAACAGTACGAGGCAAGGCTGCGGCTCACTTGCGTGAAGTTGAGTTGCGCAGACAGTTAAAGCCTGTGTTGAACACTGATGTCCGGGGTGATTGACGGGTCTTTGATTCGGTGTTATAATACATACATAGCAAAGCAAAACAGGAGTTGAAAATGTCCAAGTTAACCGAATACACAATTGAAATCTACAAAGCAGACAAGCGTATCAAACGTGATGAGCGTTATGGTAAGAACAAAGCAGGTTTGC